TTTATTAGTGCTCAAGATGATAGTATATTCAATAGATCACAAGTAGGACCTGTTGGTGTTGGAACAACAAGTGTTATATCACTTTCATATTCAAAATCTACACCAAATTCAATATATTATGCTATAGACAAGGGTGGTTATATTAGCACAGCAGATCCTTCAATTGATAATTATTCTGAAATTAAATTTGTAGATAGTGCTTATAGTGGTGAATATAAGGTATTTGGTATAACTTCAGATACATTTAAGGTTTCCCCAACAAAAGTACCAGAACTTCTTTCATATCAAGCAGATGAATGTGAAATAATTGAATACTCAACAGAATCTAAGACTGTAATTGGTTCAGTAAAAGACCTTAAAGTAATTTCTAAGGGTGTTGATTACAAGAAGATTCCAAAATTTGAGAGAATTGTTAGTGAAAAGGGACAAAATGCAAACGTTGTAGCACTTTCTACATCAATTGCAAGAATTAATGATGTAAGAATTCTTGATATTGGTTACGAGTATCCATCAGACAAAACTCTAAGTCCAGAAGCATTTGTTTCTCCTGTAATTAGGATTGATAATGTAGATAGTATAAAATCTATTGAAGTTGTAGATGGTGGTAATCAGTTCCTATCTGCTCCAGATGTTATTGTTTATGATCCTGAGGCTGATAAAGTTGTAGATGAAACTTCATTAACAGCAGAAACTCCACATCAATCAATTTCCGAAGTTAATATTGTTGCACCTATTCAAGGACTACAATCAGTAACTCATAGAATTGTTACTATTAACAACTCTAATGGTGTTGGAATTAGTTCCATGACTGGTGGTGGTAGTGGAATTGTTACATGTGTTCTAGAAACTCCAATAAACGGGTTTGTGAACCCACCATTTGCAACTGGAGATGAGATTTTCGTAGAAGGTGTTGAATTATTTGGTGAAGCAGGTATTGGAACACAGACTAATATAAACTCTGCTGGTATTGCTACTGGTGGAGATGGTTATAACTCTGCAGATTATCAGTACAGATTCTTTATAGTTGATGATTATGTAAATTCAAACCCTGCTATTCTGAAGTATAGTATTGCTGGATTAACAACTAATCCTGGTATTGCTAAGACTTATCAGTCTGGTTATGCAAATATTATTAATAGAAAGAACTATCCTGTATTTGACGTTGTTCAAGAAAGAGGTTTACTACTACTTAATGAAAGTATTCTTGTTAAGGGTACGGATAAGTTTATCGAAAGAGGATTAACAGTAGTAGAAGCTAGAGAAGATTTCATTAAAATTGATGGTGATTATCAATTAAGGGTTGGTGATAGAATACAGGGTGCTAATAGCAATATTAGTGCGACAGTAACTGGTATTACAGGCAATAGAGCTAAGTTTAAGGTTGATTATTCCAATAGACAGGATTATGGTTGGTTGGATAATACTGGAAAATTAAATGAAGATTTCCAAGTTATACCAAATAATGATTACTACCAGAATCTATCATACTCAGTTAAGAGTCCAGTTCCTTGGGATGATCTAGTTAACCCACTTAATAGACTGGTTCACCCATCAGGACTTAAGAATTTCTCTGATGTTGGTATAACATCTTCTGTTGTTGTTGGTATTGGAACTACAATTCAGGCAACTCCAGTTATAGTTGTTGATCTTATGACTGATAAGAGAGTTGATACAATCAACAACTTTGATTTTGGAAGAGATTATGATGCTAGACCTGAAGTAAATCCAACAAAATCTAAGTTTGCAACATTCCAGAATACAAAATTAACAGACTATACGAAGTGTAAGTCAAACAGAGTTCTAATTCATGATGATATTAGTGGAAGATTCTCAAGTAAAGGGTTCCAAGACGTATTTACTGAAGTAGAAGAAATTGATGGCAACTTTACAAAATATTTGGTACAGATTGTTAATGCAGATACACTCGATATTCAGTTATCAGAGATAGCGGTACTAACAACTACAAATAATGCATTCTTGGTTGAGAAATCAACAGACTTTACAAATATGAAGTTGGGTGATTTTGAAGCAACATCAGATGCATTCCAGAGAAAAGCATTAAACTTCTTACCTACTGATAAGTATGATAGGGATCATGATATTAAGATTCTTAAAACAGAATTTATTACTAATGCAATTCAGACAGAATCAACTTCAATAGGGCAGATTGATCTAACTGGTGCTAACGTAAAGGTTGCAATTGGACAGACAGATGCTAATGATAACATTATTGGAGTTACTACAACAACAATAGCACAGTTCTCAGAATCAGACTTTAACGGATTCTTTGCTGATGTTCTAGTTCAGGATGATATTACTAAGGAACTTAACTATGGTGAGGTTATAGTAGACTTTGATGGAACTAATATCTTCTATGCAGAAACTTATGTTGATGCATTAAACGTTTCTTATAGTGCATCTAGAGTTGGAGTTCTTACTGCAAGATACGATTCTGGTACAATTTACTTTGAATGTGAAAATGATACTAAGAGAGTAATTAATGCAAGTGCAAATATTGTTGGTTTAGGTGTAACTATTGATGGTAATGGACCAGTTGGAGTAGGAACATTCAGATATGCAGTTCCTGGACAACCTGCAGGTGCTGAGAGAAGTGCTAGATTGGAATCAACCTATCATTCAGGAACTTCAACACCAATATTGATCTCTACAATTGATAAGAGAATTGATAGTTCAGTTAAGACTCTTGTAAGGGTTTCTAGTACTACTGAATCTGCTATACATCAGGCAGTTGTTTTACAAGATGACGGTACTGCAACTACTATACAATACCCATTCACAGGACAATCTAATTCTGGATTAGGTACAATTGGAGCAATTACATCTGGAAATAATATTAATATTAATTTCTATCCTGATGCTTCACAAACAGGTTTAATTGAAGTTCAGGCATATAATGAAGTCTTCAATACAATAAACGATTTCCGTAATACTCCATCATCTCTAGTAGTTGGTCCTTCAGAGAAGAGTGTATTATTATCTGCTTATGATGGTGTAAATGGAAGCAGAGCAAATAAAGTTAATTTTGAATTGGAACATAACAATATTCCAATTTATACTAAGATATTCAATCCTACAGATACAACTCAGTTAGACATGGTAACTGGTGAGTTCACCATACCAAATCATTTCTTTAACGATAATGAGCAGTTAACTTATACTCCTGGATCAACATTCGTTGGTGTTGGATCAACTGCAGTATCAATAGGATCTACAACTAATAATGCTGGTATTACAACCGATCTTTTACCAGAAACCGTATTTGTTAAGGTTTCTAATGAAAATAAATTCAAGTTATTCAGTAGACAAGAATACATCGCATCTGGTATTGCAATAACATTTACTGGTGTTGGTGAGGGTAATGCCCACAAACTTGATATGACTAAGAAACTATCTAAGACCGTTATTGGTTTAGATGGTATTGTTCAGCAACCAATTACATTTACTTCGATTGAACATACACTTGATGGTGCTATTGGTGCAGGAACTTCTCAATTCGTTCTTAGTGGAATTAGTTCAGTTCAACCAAGAGATGTATTGAAGATTGAAAGTGAGTACATGAAGGTTGAGCAAGTAGGATTTGCAAGCGTTTTTGATGGAACTATAAACGATTCTAATGATGTTGCCCTCGGTATTTGTACTCTACCAGTTGTTAGAGTTAATAGAGGATCTTTGGGTATAGCAGCAACTTCTCACGCTGACACAACCGCTACAAGGGTTCATAGAGGATCCTTCAATATAGTTGATAGTACTGTATGGTTCTTAGACCCACCAAAAGGAAATACTAGAGAAAGAAGGAATGATACAAACTTACCATATGTAAGAGCAGAATTTAGTGGTAGAACCTTCTTAAGAAGCAACTATGATACTAATATGGTGTTTGATGATGTTTCAGATACATTTACTGGAATTGGTAAGACCTACACGATGACTGTTGGTGGTGCTAATACAGAAACTGGTGTTGCTGTTGGAAATGGCATTCTATTCATTAACGGTGTATTCCAAACTCCTCTTACATTAAACAACGCAGGTAATAACTATGAGATAAAAGCAGATTCTACTGCTGGTATTTCTAGCGTTATCTTTACTGGAATATCTTCAGAGAATGGTACTCCTATGCAATCTGATTTTGATATTAATCAGAATCAACTACCAAGAGGTGGACTGATTGTTTCTATGGGTTCTACTCCAGGTATTGGATATGCCCCACTTGTCGGTGCTAAAGTTAAGCCTAATCTAAAGAATAACAGTAATCTATTTGCTGCTGGTTCTATCGATAAGATTACTGGAATAGGTGCATCATCTAAGTATGAGATTGGTATCCAGACTGCTGCTTATGATAATACTACTGGAATCATAACAGTTACAACAAGTTCTGTTCATGGATATGCATTACAGTATCCAACTACAGTTCACTTAAAGCATTTGGAATTTAGATGCCCAACTAGTTCTCTTGGACAGATAGACACAGCATCATATAATTCAACAACAGGTGATATGACTGTAACCCTTAACGGTCACGGTCTTTCTAATGGAGATGCAATCAGATTTAAGAAAGATTCAATAACATTCACTTGTGCTGGTGGTGAAGGTTTACATACATTCGTAAGTGGTGTTCCAAACGCTATTACTCCTAATACAGGTGCTACTAAAACTGCTGCAACTGGTACAACTTATAATCCTGCTAGTGGTGAATTGGTATTAGAGATCGGACCTCATACTTTAACTACAAGTAACACTATTGAACTTGCTGACGGTGCTGTTACATTCACTTGTGATATGGATTCTCACGGATCAACTCATCCATACCCTCGTGCTACTGACCCTGCATCTGGTCAAGTTCTTTCGATTATTGGAGTAACTGGAACATCAATTTCAGTTAATGTTGGGCAAGTTACATCAGCAAGTCAGAATAAGACATATCCTCGTGCTACTGACCCTGCTCATGATCAGTACTTATACATCTCTGACGTAACGACAAATACATTTAAGGTAAATGTACTAAGAGGAACACCATCAACCTTTACAGGTGCTCACACGTTCGTTTCAGCAGATGCTGATGCAGTAGAAACAATCGGTGGTGGTGGATACGTTGGCGTTACAACCAACTTCTTCCAAGATCATGAAAGAGGTTTACCTATAGTTGGTATTATATCTGAAAGAACATTTGAAGTTCAAGCAGGTTTAACAACAATTCCACACAACTATCAAGGTGGTGGAAGTGTTTATGAGTGGTATAACGATCTAACATTTGGTTCTGGATATCGTGATCCAGTTGCTATCGGAGCTACTGATATACAGTTTGTACATAAATTTGTTTCTTCAAATACAAATTCAATTACTGCTAATACAGGAACTCAATATACACCTGAGACTGTAGATTATATCTCATCAACTGGAGAACTAATATTAACTCTTGGCAACAATCACGGATTAACTGCTGCATCTCAGCATGATATTAACGGTTTATCATACAATCCAACAACTGGTGCGGTAACAATCACTTCAGGTGTATTGACTAACGGTCACGGATTCTCTGCTAATGATCTTGTAAAGATCGCTGATCATTCAATCACACTTACCTGTGATATGGATAATAATGGTAGCAACCATACTTATCCTAGACCTTCAGATCCAATAAGCGGTAAGTGGATAGAAATATCAAATGTAACTCAATTTACTTTTGATATTAATGTTGGTGCTTCACCAGAAGTAGCATTCACACCAACTTTCGCTGAATATGATCCTACAACAGGATTAATGGAGATAACAGTTGGTCCTCATACATTAAAACCAGGAACTAGCATCAAACTTGATCAAGAATCAATTAAATTTACTTGTGACCTTGATGATAATACTGCTGAAAAGGCATATCCTAGAACTACTGATCCATTCTTCGATACAGCAATCAAGATTGAGTCTGTTACTGATACAACAATCACAATTCAAACTCTAACTACAATACCATCTACACATACTTCAAGACATACCTTTAGTAGTGCAAATGCTAATGCAGTTAAGACTGGTGGTAATTATACACATACATTTGTTGCAAATCTACCTGCAGCAGTAAATGCTATTAAGAAAGCAACAAACACAATTACTATTGCAACAGAATCTCTAAACTTTACTTGTTCTAGAGATAAGCATGTTAGTGTTCACCCTTATCCTCGTGCTACAGATCCTGCTGCAGGACAAACATTAGGATTAGATGATGCCACAAATAATACTATTAGTGTTAATGTTGGATCTGGTGGTGGAGGAGGAACTGGTGCAGAATTTACTGCCAAGGTTGCAACAAATAAGCATAGATTTGTAAATTCTATTGGAACTCATACATTTGTAGGAACTAATAAGTGGGATGCTATTACTGTTGGTACAGTTAAGGAATCTGTTTCTGCTGCCACATACACAGTAACTACTGGAGTATTAGAATTAACAATAGGATCTCATAGTTATACTACTAGTGATACATTAACTATTGCAAAAGGAGCACTTAACTTCACTTGTGATGCTGATGATCATGCAACAGTACACGCTTATCCAAGATCATCCGATCCAGCATATAATACAACATTAGCGATTACTGCTGTAACAGGAACTACTGTAACTGTAAATGTTGGTGTTCCACCTCAGTATCAGGGAGTTACCGTTTCATACGGAACAACAACAGCAAGTAATGCAACTTATGATCCAACAACTGGTGAGTTAATTGTTATAAGTGACAATCATGGCATTAGTGGTGCATCTTTAACAACACCAACAAATGCATCTTATGTTAAGAATACTGGAAATCTAACTCTAACTAAAGCAGGACATGGATTTGCTGTTGGAGATAAGATTTTAATTGAAGATTATGGATTAACATTCACTTGTACAAAGGATAACAATCAAACAGAACACAGATATCCAAGACCAACTGATTATGCAAGTGGAAGGTGGCTTGAAATCTATGCATCAACAACTAACACATTTAAGGTTAATGTAAACCCAAGTCCATCATTATCCCAGTTTACACATACATTTGTACCTGGTAAGACTGTAACTAACTGTATTCAGAAATCAAATGCTGTTGTTGGAATTACAACAGGATCTTTGGTATTCAAATGTGCTCAAGATGCTTATCAAACAAATCATCTATATCCAAGAGTAACTGATCCAGCATATGCAACAGATTTACCTGTAGGTAGAGTAACAATAAACAGTATGAGATTACAAGTAGGTAAATCTCCTTCTGGAACTGGTGGTGCTTTAGAATTTACTATTACTAATCAGGGTGCAAGATATGTTAATCCTGAGGTTTCAACACCAGAACCAATCTATGAGAACATGCCAGTTGTTGGTATTTCTAGATTGGGTGTTGGTAAAACAGAAGATACTGGTAGAAATCTACTAATGAATCTTAATGTTACTCCAGCAACAACTAATGTTGGAACTGCTAGAAGCATGTTTGAGATTTCAGAATTTGATATTGCTAGATCTGGTTACTCATTCTCTGTTGGTGATAAGTTCAAACCAATCGGATTAGTAACTGATAAGAGATTACAGAAACCTTTACAAGAATTCCAACTTGAAGTTGTATCAACATTTAACGATTTCTTTGCTGCTTGGCAGTTTGGTGAGTTAGATTTCATAGATGATATTTCACCTATGCAAACTGGAAACAGAAAGAGATTCCCACTATTCCGTAATGGTCAACTATTAAGTTTTGAAATTGATGAAGAATCACTATTAGGTGAACAAATTGATTTAAATGCAGTTCTAGTGATATTTGTAAATGGTGTTATGCAGACTCCTAATGTTGCATATCAATTTGAGGGTGGAACTACATTTACCTTCACAGAAGCACCATCAGAAAAGGATAAGGTTGACGTATTCTTCTATAAGGGACAAGATGGGGTTGATGTTGAGATAGTTAATATTAATGAAACTATCAAGATTGGTGATGATATTCGCATCTTTAAGAATCCTGCATTTACAAATACTGTAGATCAGGAGAAGGTTAGAATTATTAAGGACATTCTTGGTTCTGATCTTGTAGAAACAACCCTATACAGAGGAAAGGGTATTAATGAGTCTGACTTCAAACCTGTTGATTGGACAAAACAGAAGGAAGATAAGATTATTAAGGGTGAATTGATCTCTAAAGCAAGAGAAATTATTGAACCACAGATCTATCCAACAGCAAAAGTTATTGGTGATGTTAGCCTTACCTCAGGAAACTCTGGTATTGGTGGAATATTTGTTGATGATGCAGAAGCATTCTTCTATGAAGATGATGCTAACCCTGCACTAGAAACTGCTGATAGGTATAACGTTAATATTACTGCAATAGATGCATTATTAATGTCATCTGATAATTCAGTAGCAGCAGCAATTACCGCAACTGTTTCGGATAAAGGTGATATATCAGGATTCACTATTGTTGAATCTGGTAGTGGATATGTTGGATCTGCAGTTACATTATCAATTGCAGCACCAATTGGAGTTGGTATTGGAACAACAGTTAAGAATGAGTATGCACAAGTTGGA